TAAGGGTGGTTCGTACTATAAAGAATGTACACCAATAGAATATTCTTATTTCTATGAATATGGTTGGAACGTGGGCTGTGTAAAATTAGGCATATCGAATTGTCTGCACAAGTTGGAGCTTATTGAGGCAAAAATCAAGAATGAAGTGAACACACGGAAAAACGACAAACACATTAAGAACTTAAAAAATAGAAGAGAAGTAGCTTTGAATAAGTATGCAGAGCTGCAGTTAAAATTAAAATCAATTATTAATTAAATTAAAATCAAATGAGTACAAAACAAAGTTATTTTGAAAAGCTTGTTGCAGTAAATGTAAAGAGCAAGGTAGAGAAAAAAGGTAACCTCGATTACCTATCATGGGCAAATGCGTGGGCATACCTAAAATTACAGCATTCCGATGCACAAAGAAATGTATACGAATCTCCTGAAACTGGATTAAACTGGTTCACTGATGGAGTTACAGGATACGTAAAGGTTGGAGTAGTAGTCAACAGTATTGAGCATATTGATTATCTTCCAATTAAGGATTTTAGAAACAAGTCAATTACAGTTGACAAGATTACATCTATGGATGTTAACACAGCTATTCAAAGAGCAACAGCAAAAGCGATTGCTATGCATGGACTTGGATTAAGCTTGTATGCTGGAGAGGACCTATTAGAGACTACAGGACAGGATATTGTAAAAGCACCAGCAAAAGCCAGTGCCACTAAAAAAACTGTCACTACATACGAACTTAATATTGGAGACACGAACTGGAGCAAGGTGCTGACTTATGTTTCTAAAAACAAAGAGTTAGGGTTAGCTACAATAGTAAAGAATCTTAAGACCAAGTATAAAATTAGTGCTAAGGTTAAAACTGAAATCGAAAAAAACATAAAGGATGACTAAAGCAGATATACTCAAGGCTCTTGAGGATGACAGCAAATACTATGGAGAGTTTGGACAGCAATACCTGTCTAACTCTGATATAGGTAAGCTGCTTAAGAATCCTACGCAATTTAGAGTTAGCTCTGAATTTACAAAGCCCATGTTAGAGGGCAGATACTTCCATACTAAAATTTTAGAACCACACAAGTTAGATGACTTTCAAGTTGTTGATGTAGCGTCACGTAATACTGTACGTTATAAAGAGAAGGAGGCTGAAGTTGGAGAAATGCTTTTACTTAAAAAAGAGAAAGAGCATCTTGATTTTCTGTGTACTAAGATGACCTCCAACATGGAGATGTGTGACCTCATCTATGAGGAAGGAAATCAGTTTGAAGTTCCTGAGATTCAAAAAATAATGAATTTAGATTGGAAGGGAAAAGCTGATATTATAAACAACGGCAGCGAGTTAATTATTGACATCAAAACCAGTTCTGATATTGATAAATTTATGTACAGTGCAAAGACTTATAATTATGACAGTCAAGCTTACATTTATCAGAGACTGTTTAATAAGCCTCTTGTATTTTTTGTTATCGACAAGAGAACTGCAAGACTCGGTATTTTCGATTGTTCTTCTACTTTTTTGAAAGGTGGACAGGAGAAGGTAGAGAAGGCTGTTGAAGTTTACCATAAATTTTTTAGCAATGAATCAACTGAAGACATCAGTGCGTACATACATAGACAGACTCTGTAGACTGTTTAAGTTAACGCCAAAAGAAACTGTTATGTGGATAGAAGTTCCAATGTCCTGTAACAGCGTAGAGCAGAAAAATAAAATTATGCTATCTACATTAAACCATATGGAGCAAACAATTAAAATTAAATAAAATGAGTGAACAAAAAGAGAAAATTTACGTAGGAAGTGGAAAGTCAAAGTTCGATGGAGACCAAGTGGCTGTATCGGTATGTTTAACTGATCTTCCGAAAGAGTTTATTTTTGAGTACAATAACAAAAAGTATGTCAAGCTTATTGTACAGAAAAAGAGAGAGGCTGACCAGTATGGAAAGACTCACTACGTAGCTATTGACCAGTTCAAACCTGAACAACAAGTAAAAGAAGAGGTAAGCGACGGCCTTGACTTTTAAATTTACGGAGCGATAAGACGAAGGGGCTTTTGCCCCTTTTCTTTGCTTCAAACTGTGACGAATGTCACTTTTAGGGGGTTATACTGGACTCTATAATAAAAAAATTAAATCAACTATTACTTATCTATATTTTTAACATTATTATTAACATTATCAACATTAAATAATATAAATAGTTAAATATCAGTAAAATAGATAAAATTAAAACGACATAAAATCGACATAAAATGGACATTACAATATTTAAAGACATAAAACAGACATCACAGCCCTTCTATAGAAACATAAATTTAATACTTACAAGGATACAGGACGGAGCTTCAAAAGATATAGTAAAAAAGATTAGAGCAGAGAAAGACAAAGAAAACAGAAACATTTTAAAACAAAAATTACCAGCAATTTGTTTCAGTGGCCTCTTTTCTAAAAGAGCTGACAATGCACTGAAGGAACACAGTGGATTTATCTGCTTAGATTTTGATGGTTATAAATCAAACAGAGATTTGCTGCAAGAAAAAGAGAGGCTATCAAAAGATAAATACGTGTACTCTGTATTTATTTCTCCAAGTGGAAATGGATTAAAGGCACTGGTAAAAATACCACCTATTCAAGACAACCACAAAAGCTACTTTTTAAGCCTTCAAAATTACTTCGATAGCGAATACTTCGATAAGACCTGTAAAAATGTCTCACGTGTCTGCTATGAGTCTTATGACCCACTAATTCACATTAATGCACAATCAAGTTTATGGGATAAAATTGAAGAGCAAGAGTACGTAGAAATAAATAAGCACTCAGATATACCTACCATCCCTTTAACAGATGAGAACAAGATAGTAGACATACTTGTAAAGTGGTGGACTAAAAAGTACCCAATGAATGAAGGGCAGAGAAATAACAATGCTTATGTTTTGGCTGCAGCTTTTAATGATTTTGGAATTTATCAGTCTTTAGCTGAGTCACAGCTGATGAACTACAGAACAAAAACATTTACAATATCAGAGATTAAAAGAACTATAGACAGTGCATACTCACAGAAACATAATCACGGAACTAAGTACTATGAAGACGAGGACAAGGTTAACAACGTGAGAATGAAGTTAAAACGTGGTGTTTCAAAAAAAGATATCAGAGTTGAGCTTGAGAACTCTGATGTTGAAACAACGACAATAGAGAATGTCATATCAAGATTAGACCAAGAAAATGCAAACAATCAGTTTTGGACTAAAAACGATAAGGGTGTCATAAAAATAGTACACATTCTTTTTAAACAATTTTTAGAAGAAAATGGATTCTTTAAATTCAATCCTGAAGGCAGTAAAAATTATGTGTTTGTGAAAGTAACAAACAACTTAATAGACCACACTTCAGAGAAAGAAATAAAAGATTTTATTCTTAATTATCTGCTGGAGGTAGATGACCTGTCTGTTTATAATTATTTTGCTGAACACACACGTTATTTTAGAGAAGAGTTTCTTACGTTACTATCTTCAATAGATGTTTACTTTATAGAGGACAATAAAGACACTGCTTACTTGTACTATAAAAACGGAGCTGTTAAAGTTAAACATGACTCTGTAACAAGGATTGATTATTTAGACTTAGGAGGTTACGTTTGGAGTGATCATGTAATTGACAGAAATTTTCAACTATGTGATGGAGATGGATGTGACTACCAGCAGTTCATTACTAACATATGTGGTCAGGATGAAAGCAGAATAAAATCTATGAAATCTACTATAGGATATCTTCTGCACCAATGGAAAAATTTATCCTACTGTCCAGCTGTCATTTTAAATGATGAGGTTATTTCTGATAATCCTGAAGGTGGAACAGGTAAAGGTTTATTTATGAATGCACTAAGCCACATGAAGAAGTTAGTATTTATAGATGGTAAGTCTTTTAATTTTGAGAAAAGCTTTGCTTATCAGACTGTTAGCGTTGACACACAGGTTTTATGTTTTGATGATGTTAAAAAGCATTTTGATTTTGAAAGATTGTTTAGTGTTATAACAGAGGGATTGGTGTTGGAGAAAAAGAACAAAGATGCTATAAAGATACCATTTAGTAAGTCTCCTAAAATTGCCATTACAACTAACTACGCTATTAAAGGCCAAGGTTCATCTTTTGCCAGGAGAAAGTGGGAGCTGGAGTTAGCACAATACTACACTAAAGATTTGACACCATTAAAAGAATTTGGTAAGCTTATGTTTGGAGAGTGGGATGATGAAGAGTGGTGTAAGTTTGATAACTACATGATTGGATGCCTACAGCAATACATGATGCATGGACTGATTAAATCAAAGTTTGTAAACTTAAAAATCAGACAGCTATCAGCTGCAACCTGTCATGAGTTTTTAGAGTGGTGTGGATTGATTGGAACTAACAACATAAATGAAAAGTTAGCAAAAGGTTACAAGGTTTATAAAAATGATTTGTATTTAGATTTTGTAGAAGACAATCCTGATTTTGCTCCTAAATCTAAAATGACTGTATCAAGAACTAAGTTTAACAAATGGTTGGAAGCATACTCAATGTTTAAGTATGACTGTAAGCCTGAAGCTGATAGAGATTCTGTAGGTAGATGGTTACGTTTTAGAACAAAACATGAGTTAGAAACTAACGGTAATTTTGATTTTTAATATGGAGTTTAGAGACTATCAAACATCAATAATAAATAAAGCCAAACCTTTGTTGCAAAAACATAAATTTGTTTATCTTGCGATGGAGGTACGAACTGGTAAAACTCTCACGAGCTTGGGTGTAAGTGCGCTTTTGCCAGTATCGAACCTCTTGTTTATTACCAAGAAAAAAGCCATAAGCAGTATTGAAAGTGATTATAAACTTCTTAATCCATCATACAGCATTACAGTTATAAATTACGAGTCATTACATAAAATAGACCAATTAGGTTGGGATATGGTAATATGTGATGAAGCTCATGGCATGGGAGCATTTCCAAAAAGAAACAAAAGGTCAAAACAAGTTCGTTCTTTGATCTTGGAAAACGACCCTTTTGTAATATTCCTGTCAGGAACACCAACACCTGAATCATTTAGTCAAATGTACCATCAGGTTTCTGTAGTTCGTAGGCATCCATTTAGTGACTATGTAAACTTTTATAAGTTTTCTAAACAATACGTAAACGTTAAGCAAAGAAAAATCAATTCTCTTTACATAAACGATTACTCTGATGGCCTACAAACTATTATAGACGAAATGAAACCATATACAATTTCATATACTCAAAAAGAAGCTGGGTTCAAAGTTAATACCAAAGAACATGTTTTAGAGGTAGAGATGAATTCAAGGACCTATGACCTTACAGCTAAACTAAAAAAGCATTTAGTTATTGAAGGTAATAATGATGTTATATTGGCTGACACACCAGTAAAGCTCATGATGAAACTTCATCAAATGTATTCTGGTACTGTTAAATTTGAGTCTGGTAACTCTATGATATTAGATTTAAGTAAGGCACAGTTTATCCATGACAATTTTGCTGATGTACAAGTAGGAATATTCTATAAGTTTAAGGAGGAATTAAATGCACTAAAAGAAGTTTATGGTAAACAATTATGCACAGAGCTTGAAGAATTTAATAGTACAGATAAAACCATAGCTTTGCAAATTGTAAGTGGAAGAGAAGGTATATCTTTAAGGAAAGCTGCATGCCTGGTGTATTACAACATTGATTTTAGCGCAACCAGTTACTGGCAGTCAAGAGATAGAATGACAACAAAAGACAGACTGGAAAGTGATGTCTATTGGATTTTTTCAAGAGGTGGCATTGAGAAAGATATTTATAAAGCTGTAACGAAGAAAAAAGATTATACCCTAAGACATTTTAAAAGAGACTTATTAACTTCAAATTAAATACAATGAAAAAACACACGGCAATAGAACTAAGCCTTGCAGAAATTAACATCTGTAAATTTATAGGAGAACAACGATCACTTTTAGCAAGATCTAAAGGTGTAGTAGACGCGAAGATAGGACAGCATGATGGAACAGTTGCAGATATCCAAGGATTTAAAGCAGAATATGCATTTGCTAAATTTAAAAATGTATTTCCAGACTTTGGATTAAGTGTCAGAAGTGGAAGCTGCGATGGTGTTACACATAAAGGTAATAGGTATGATGTTAAGTCTACAAACAGAATGGATGGTAATTTACTGGCCACATTAAAAGTAAATGATGATGTAGATATTTATGTACTTGCTGTAGTTCAATATAATATTGTGCATTTAATTGGATGGGCAAAAAAACAAGACTTAATAAAACCTGAAAACATTAAAGACCTTGGTCATGGAAAAGGATATTTTTTAAGCAGGAATAAACTAAATAAATTTTAACTATACTTTTATTGTATGAAGTTTATAAAATTTTTTTTAATTTGGTACAGTCAACAAATGGCGATACCTTTTTGGATAATTGGACACGTACATTTACATTTTGCCACCTGGCATGACCTATATGAATACGCTTTGTCTATATTTTTACACGTTATGGTTGCGGTTGGCTTTTGGATTGATTGGAAACAAAACGGACATGACGGAACAACAGATACAAAACAAACGAATAAAAGAACTTGAAGCTGAGGGTTATTATGTTATAAAACTCAAGCTTACAAATAAAAATGGTATTCCAGATTTAATTGCTTTACCTCCAAATTGTGACGTACTTTTTTCAGAAATAAAAAAACCAAAGGGAGTTTTATCAGAGCTACAAAAATATAGATTAAAAGAATTAGAAAAGCATGGGTTTAAAACCGAAGTATATAAAGGATAAAGGATATGAGGTTGAAGATGATTTTATTGATTCTTTATCTGAACTAAGTGATATAACTCTTAAAATACTTATATCTGACTATATAGACAACAACCTAAAAGAGTACCCTATAAATGAACTTACAACATACGTGGTTGGTGGGGTTGTAATACATAGAGATGAACCAGTATATTTTGCAATAGAAATTTTAAGGTCTGCTGGGGAGTTTCTTACACTAACGGATTTTCACATCATAGAATCTGATGAATACTTAGATTTAATAAATTTAAAATCATATATAAAATGAAATCATCTCTTAAAGAAAAAACAATAGAGGCTATAATCCTAAATGTAGAAGAAGTACTGGGACTGGACCCAAGGGTAAATACAAGAAAACGTGAGTATATATTTGCAAGAGCTGTTGTATACGATATTTTACGAAAACATTTGCGAATGAGCTTAACTGATATTGCAAAAGTTTTCAACAAAAACCATGCAACTGTATTGCATAGTCTAAAACAACTTCCTTACATAATAAAATATGATCCTGACATACAACTTTCATACAATAATATTGTAAATAATTGGCTTGAAAATGTTGAAAACTTTGACTCATTACTGGAGTCTGATTTAAAAAACAGAATAAAATTTCTCGTAAATCAAAATAAAAAGTTAAATTTGGAGGTAAGTGACTT